TTCCATCGGTTCGCGAGCGTAGGCAATCATGTCGCTGAACTGGTCGCGCAGCAGATCGCCTTCCTGTCCGGGCGGGATCATCATGCCGCGAAGACCGGAAACCAGTTTCACGTCGTCCCAATCATCGAACAACTGAATGGTCGCAGAGCCGTCAAGGTGCAGATCGCCGTCAGCGGTGAGGAAGCCGACTGCAATTTTTCCTTCTTCGGTCGACGAATACCAGCCGAACGCGTTGGAGTTGCCGGTGATTGCAGCCTGTTCGCCAGACACGGCGCCGTAGGCCGTGAATTCAACGACCGAACGCGACGCGGCAGTCTTGGTTGACGGCACAGTGGACGTTTCGGCCCAGCCTGCAATGTCGATGGCCGTGACGGCTGAAGTGACGCCGTTTATTTTCAGTCCGCCATCGTCGGCGTTGTAGCGCTCAACGAAACCGTACGTCGAAGCGTCAATGCCTTCGTACGCAAGTTCGTGGTTCACTGAAGACGAGCGCCATTGCTGGATTGGATCGTTCGACGCCGACTGTTCGCCTTCGTCGTCGTACCATTCGAGAATGAGGTTGGAAAAATTTCCAGAGTCGGGAATGTCTGCGCCAATGGGCGTGCCGTTGATCTGGCCTCCGGAAATCTTGATCCGCGTGACGTTGAAGTTTTCGGCAAACTCAAAGTTGCCAGTCGTGCGGTTGGTCGGAACGCGAATGATGGTTTCCGGGTTTCCCGTTCCAACCAGCAGGACGTTGGTGTTGCTGGCGTAGCCGAGCCCCATGACTGCAAGGTCTGCGCTGGCCTCTGCGCCCGAACGCAGAATGATTGTCGATACGTCGCTCATGAAATATTTCTCCGTTAAGCCGCGAGGCGATTGATTTTAGCAGTCCAGTCCAGCGGAGTGGAGGTTGCTACAAAGGTGAGGTATCCGCCGTCGGCGGTAGCGGTGAAAGTTACGTCCGTGCTGGCGAGTGTGTTACCTTCGCCAGCGATGACTGCGAGCGCGACTGCATCGCCGCTTTCGAGACGACGCAGGATGAGCGTTCCCTTGAAGCGACGGATGAGGCCAGTGTTCTGCACTGCAACCGCGTCAATCTCGAATATTTCCTGACGACGCGGCTGCACAGTGAGGCGCGGGCCAACCTTGTTGACAGTGGCGCCGGTGGTGAATTCCAGATCAAGATCGTTCTTTGGGCGAACGCGGTATTGCGTCAGGAATTTTTCGTACTCGGAACGGTCGAACGTGATTGGAGCGTTCTGAAGACGCGCCCAATTCTTGCTGTCCCACGTGAACGATACCGCCGCGCGCCAGCCGCGAACGTTGAAGGCAATGTTGGTCACGCCCGCCAGATCGTAGTTGCGCAGTCCAGACGAGGCAATGATTTCGCCGTTCTGAACCTTGTAGAGATTGGCTTCCGTGATGAGGCTGTAGGAATCGAATTCGTCGTCACCGCCGACAAGCTGGAAATAATCCCCGACGATTTCAGCCGAGTTTGCTTCCGTGAGCGTGTTGAGGTTTTCGAGCGCCGCACGGTCAGCCGCCTTGATGCGGCCGTTCTTGCCAAAGGTGAGCGAAGAAATTTTCGCGTTGTCGAGCGGCTGCGATCCGTTGACGCCAAGGCCCACGCGAATGACGGCGCTTGTGTTGACGGGCTGCGTTCCGGACGCCGTAACCCTGCGGCCATCGGCAATGAGATAAAAAATACCATTGTCGAAACCGAACAGGAACGGCACAGGCTTGTTGAGCGGAAGTTCGCCCGTCATTGGAACCAGCGTGACTTCCGCCGTGGCGTAGCCGTCCTGCGACGAGACAAACTTGAGAACGTTGCTCTCGACAAACAGCTTGAACGCGTCGCCAGAGTATCCCGACGGGTTGTAACCGAATTCCAGAACTACGTCGTTGTCGCATGTGCCGGTGCGAATAATTTCCCCGGCGATGGACCACGAGTTCGACAGGAAACCGCCAGCGTACAGCGGAATGGTGGCTCCCGCGTAGTCAGCCGCAAGATAGTTGCCGGTCGCCCAGCCCGCCCAGAATTTTTTCCCTTTGACAATCGTGGACGTCAGCGTTCCCGTTTTCGTGAAATCTGCGCTGTTGGTGAGAATGTCGTCTTCCGGGTCAGTTCCGCCCGCACACACCATCGCCATTGCAATGCCGGGCACTTTCGGACCGAACGAACCTTCGGAAATAATTCTCTGTCCGCCGAGCGCTGTATCCAGATCGGCAACCAGCGTCACGCCAGTATCGACTCCAGCAGAACGCAGGCGAAGACCAACTTCGTTGTTGCCGGGACCAATCTTAGAGCCGTCAGGGACAACCACTTCATTGTTGGCTCCGAAAATGACGCTGCCTTGACCGGCAGTCGTGACAGTTGTCGATCCGGCAGGCCACAACCAGTTGTCAGGGCGAAGCAGAACGGCTTTTGATCCAGCATCCGTTGCACCGCCACGGAAAATAATCTCTCCACGCGGCAGAACGTCCAGATCATAGACGCCAACCCAGCCGGAAGCCGTCCACTGCACGCTGCGAAGGTCTGGCGTCAGAGCCGACACGACTGCGCCGCTCTCAACGAAAATATACGGACGTTGCGTTGGGCGGGCCACAGGCTTTGCAAACATGCTGACTGCGCGCGAGCAACGCACGCGGCCAGAAGCGTTTGCCGTGAGCGCCGCCGTGCCAATCTGCACGAGAACTTCCGATCCCCAGCGTTCGCCCCACGTTTCGTTGTTGGGCGGCTTGCACAGGAACAGCCCGGCAGTCGTCATCTTCATCACGGCGCGCGTGTATAGGTCGAACAGGTAGAGATTATTTCCTGCACGAACGGCAATCATGCCTTCAGCCGCGTGCGCGTTGGTGACTGCATCGACAGCGAGCGGACCCCAAATGCGCAAAATTTGCGGACCGTAGTGCGGGACTTCCTTGCGAACCGGTTCGGTCGCATCGATGAGTTCAACGGCGCCGGTGCGGGCAATGACAAACATGCACGATGGCGCTCCCGTCTTGACGGTCGGCGTCTGCGTCTCGTTGGCGACGCCAGAAGCGCGCCAGAATTCCCGCCACAGACCAACGTCCTGATCGCGAGCCGTATCCCAGACAACAGCCGACAGAACGTCAGTGTAATCCAGCGTAATCTTGGAACCTGCGAAATCCATGAAATAATTCCTTCGTTTGCTGGATCAGTTGAACTCAGAACGCCAGTCGAGCATTCCGCTGTTGAAACCGCCGCTTGGACGCAAATAATTCTCGAACACGTTCGTCTGGATTGTGAACAGTTGATCCGCAGGGTGTTCGACCCACACTGCCAGATTGTTGGTTCCGGCAATCGGCTCGATACGAATATTTACCGAGTCGTCGCCAACGCAGTTGTGTTCAACCGGCGTGACTGCAATTGAAGGCCACGGCGGCACGTAACGGTTTTCCGGGTCTTTGCCGGGCTGCGGGCTGATCGTGTGGTAGCCGTAATGCCAGAAGCCATATTTTCTTATGTCAGGCATTCCGTTGGTGCGGAAGATTGAGAGCGCCTGAATGGCCGGGCGCGACCACTCCGCCAGAAGGTCGGGGTGATAATTTACGTACGCGGCCCAATCAGCGCCAGCGAGCGTTGTCACATCGGTCGGCGGTGCAACTGGCGACGGCTGCACGTTGTAAGTTCCGTTGCACACGTGCGGCTCAACAGGCTTGGGATCATCCAAGACGGGGCAGACAGTAATGTCCGTGTCGATTGTGCCGGTCGTGTCGGGCGGAATTTCAATGACGGCGGCGAGCGTTTCCGTAATCGTGTTGGTGCCCGCGTTGTATTCCTGATAGCTGCCGCCAGCGTTCGTGACGAAATAATTCTCGTTCGGAGTCGACGCATCGAGAACCGTCGATACTTTCTCACGCATGCTGATGGGCGGGAAAGAAGCCCACGTTCCGTCAGCCGTGCCACACACCATGTTTCCCGCGCGCAGCGACACGTCATTCACATCGAGAGACGGAATGTTGGAGTTGTCGGGCAGGAAATTATTCGTCATGCGGAAACGCTCGTACTGGTAGACGCCGTGGTCGGTCGCCAGCGCCAGCGTTCCAGTGATGGGGTCAATGTCGATTGCGCGGATTTCCTCCGGCGACGCGCCGAAGTGGAATTCGTCCGCGCTGCCAGTGTTGGTGAAAAATTGGCGCTCCCAATCCAGCATCGTCTCAAGCTGGTTGTCGGTCGGAGGCGTCCAGCACCAGCGCATGAGCGCAATCTGTCCTTCGAACGGAGCAGCAGGCGTGCGAACGCCGCGACCAATGTAGAGCGAGCAGGAAGCGTTCTGCACGCCGCGATAGTTTGCGGCCAGCGTCGGCGTGAAGGTGTACGCCATAAAAAATACGCCGTTGTAGCTCACCATGAGACGGTTGCCGCGCTTCACGATTGCAAACAGCGACCACTGATTATTATCCACGGCGTTGAACGACACCATGGTAATGACGTTTCCGTTCGAACGGTGCGTGACCTTCAATGCAGTGCGCGCGACGGCGGGCGTGTCCGGATCGGCGTTGGTTTCGACTTCATCAATCTCGACGCGCAGATAGTCTTCGTTTGCGTCGGAGGACGAAATCTCGAACAGGACTTGATTGGTCGTCGTCGCAGGAATTTTCGCCCAAAACGGAATGCACCAGCCGGTTGCAGGAAGGCTGATGGTGTTGGCGCCGTATGCAGCAGAGAAATAATTGCCTGATGCAAACGGTCCGTAGGCTTTCACCTTGGAGACGAGCGCTTCGGGAACAGTGCCGTTCTGCGTCAGGCTGGTTGCACGGCCAGAGCGATCAAGCGTTTTCGAGTTTGCGAGCCACGCGCCCTTGCAGTCGCCAATGAGCCAGCCGGAAGACCAGTCTTCCGATTGCATTGCGACCATGCCGCGATCCGGGTCAGTCTTGTTCTCGATGACGCGAGCCAGAATGAGTTGCGAGGATGAATTTTTCCACGCGGCTGCAATTGTGCTTCCGTGCGCAGCGACCAGAACAGGATGCGAGCCGTTGGAATAGACGGGCAGGCAGAGCTTGTTGACGTTGGCGGCGCGCGTCTTGTACTCGTACAGCGGCGCAATGAAGCCGTCGTTGTCGAGGAATTCCGAGTCGGACGAAGCGAACAGGGTTTGCGGGCGGAACGCCTTGATAGCGTCTTCGCCAGCCATGAAAATATCCCCGTACGGAGAGCACGCAACGTCAGTGAACGCGTTGTCCTGTCCGACAAGCAGCACAGTGCGCGACGGCGTAATCACGTAACCGTTCGTCTCGCCAACGGCTGCAACGTAGTTGCGGTTGATGCCAGTGAGCGGATCGACGAATGAGGCCGACGAAATGCCCGCAGCAATTTTTGCCACGTCACCGAACAGCGCAGAGCCGACTGCGCCCTGACTGTTGATGGAGCCAACGTTGATGGCTTGCGCCGTGTCGTTGCGTTTCGAAACTGGCGTCGAGTAGCGGTAGCGGAACTGTTCGGTGAAAAAATATCCCTCGTCGTTCGGCAGATCGAACAGCATGAGGCCGGTTGCCGACGCAATGAGAATGACGCCGTTGCGCGCGTCAACAGCAGTCGGCGCGGCGCGAAGCCAGCGGTCAGGGCCGTAGGTGAACGTCATCCAGAGCGCAAGGTTCACATCGTCCGCGTCGTAGATTTGCAGCTTGTCGGTGCGGGCGACAATGAGAGCCGTGGACGGAAATTTTCTTTTCACGCCGCGAACGGTCGAGGCCGCTTCGTGACGCCATGACACTGCACCGAGCCGGTCGCGCCAGCTTCCCTTGTCAGCATCGAGGCGCGTTTCATACACGCACGTCGCTACAATGTCGGCGTTGTCGTCGAGCGACTTGTTGATTGCGGCCAGCACAAAGTCATCAGCTTCCGAAACGCCATAGACCTTCGATCCGGCGCGGCCAATGATTTTTTTCTTCACGTCCACATCGTCGTGACCGAAGATGACTGTGTCTTCTTCATCGACAGTGACGGCAACGCCGGTCGGGTTGTTGGAAATGTCCTTGGTGAAATAAATGCCGTACGTCGGCGCGTTGTGGTTTGTGATGGACGGAAGCTGACGCGATCCCCACGGCGCGCCAATCTTGAAGGATGCCTTCAAGGAAAAATCGTTGTCGTACGTGTCGAAACCCGGAGCGATACCGCCGTGGTCGTTGACAGGCGCAAACGGGACAACGGTATCGGCGCCGGTCGCAATTTGCAGCCGGTGCGTAATTACGTCCCAAAACGGTTCGCCTGCAACCGGTGCTTCGGCAGGATCATTGATAACAGCTTCACCGAGACGGAAAGTGATGTGATAAGGGCCGTGCATTCGTCAGTCTCCAAAATTTCCGCCGCCGATGGAGACAGAACTTGCGTTGTCTCCGAACGTGCCGCCGTTGAGTGTGCCGCCTGAAGTGTCCAGCTTGTTGAAGTAGCCGCCGAAATACAGCTTGCCAGCCGGTCTTGAATATTTATCTCCAACGCGTCCGCCGCTAAGCGTTGTGAAGTAGCCTTCGTGGTAGGCTTGGAACATGTTGTTCACCCACCACGTGTCATTGTCCGCGTCAGCGTACAGCAATGCAGGCGTGTTGAGCCCGTTAAAATTTTGCACCACGTAAAGCGGGAACTCTGCGTCGCCCGGCGGCGATCCGACAAGCCCGTCTTCAGTGTCCACAACGGGAAGCGCCGCAGAGTTCTCCACTAGCACCTGCAACGACGAAGCCTTTTCGTTGGACAGGATGCGGACTGCGAATTGCAGGATGAGTTCAGAACCTTGCTGCGTCGTCGTCGTCTTTATTTTCGGCAGCGGCGTCGTGCGAACACCAGCGGCGAACGGTTTGCCGTTCTGGTCGAACGCCATAATGTTGCCGACGTTGAAGTCGCCAATGCTGGAATTGAGCGTCAGTTCAATCACCAATATTTCCGGGTTCTCTCCCAAGAACCAGCGCATTGCATCAGCACCGCCTTCATAGACGTAGCCGCGAACGTCAGTGTCAGTGATGCGCGGCGTATAGCTCACCGTGGAGCCGATGCGAAACTTTGTGAACCGCAGCGGGACTTGGTTGACGATCATTGCCATGATCGCCTTTGTCCCTTCCGTGAGCAGGATGGCTTCGTTCATTTTCTATCCTCAGAGGTATTCATCACCGACGTCACCGCCGGAAATAATGTTCATGTCCTGATCGGCTTCGACGAAACTGTTTGTCAGCCACGTTTCCTTGTCGAACAGGACAAACGCCGGGCGTTGGCCGAACGCATCCTGTTTTTTTATTAGTCCTTGGTTCTGCGGAGCCAGTTGCCATTCGCTGTACGTATCGAATTCCGGCATCCCGTAGTTGAGCGACTGTTCAGGCGGCAGAGTGAACTTGGAGAAAATATTCGTGCGGCGCAGCGACAGGCAGACTGTGATGCGGTCGGCGGCGCGGTCATCGCCTGCCGGATACAGGCGGATGCGCTGGTTGAAACGACCAAACGCCAGCGGCGCTCCGCCCGACAGATACACAATCATGCAGCCAAGATCGATTTCGGCCGTCGGAATAATTTCCAGATACAGGTTGAGTTTGCCCGCACCAAACGCCAGCCATTTGATTGCCGACGCGTTGAACGTCTGCTGAATGTCGGGAGCGACTGTAGACGTAGGACCGACAGAGTCGACTCCCGGCGTTCCACCAATCACCCAATTGCCGAGTTGAAGCGCACCGCTTGCGGCGGCGTCAATCGTCGTCTTTGCTGTGTTGTTCAAACCTGCAAAAAACATGACCTACTCCGCTCGCGCCGTGTAACGCGCCACAGTGATTGTCCCGGCGAGTGACGGCGCGTCGTGGGGGAATTCCACAGGCAGAGACGAAATGCCATGCAGCACAACGTTGATGGGAGCCTGCGTAAGAAAAAATTCGCGAAGCTTTTCCAGATCAATGTCCGGGTTTTCCTCGACGTTGTAGAGCAGCAGCACGCGCGACGTTGGGAAGTACAGCGGCGTTGACACTTCGGCGGCGCGAACGCCAGAGAACACTGTCAGCAACCGGTTGCGCGAAACGAGGCTGTAGCGAATAAAATTTTCACCGTCGTTCGACCACAGCGGTTCGACAGCGAGTTTGGCGTTGAGAATCCAGCCAAGGAAGTTTAGCCCTCCGTAGGTGGAGCTTTCCTCCCAATACATTGACGTGTACTGCGCCAGACGCCAGTAGCCTTCGGTCGACAGTTCGTCAGACAAAAATTCAAAGCCAAGCATGTTGGCGTTCTTGACGAGAAACTGCCTGCCAATGCGGACGCGATCAGTGATGGTCGCAAAGGTTCGCTCTCGCGTGTTCTCGCCAGTGATGCGGTCCCAATATATTTCAATCTGGTCTTCGGGGATTTCGCGCGGGTCGTCGCTGATGTTGGCGAGTCCAGCGGCAGTGAGCAGCGGCGGCAACTCGCGATCCGTCAGGAACACGTAGGACAGGGCGGCGCGAACGTTCGAAAGCTGTTCGCCGTTGATGATGAAATAATCACCAATGTCGCGGCGGTACAGCGAACGCATGCGGCCAAGTTCGCGGCGAGGCTCAGTGACAAAGTTGTGCTCAACCACGTCCCACGCCAGCATGAGGGACGAGAAAAATTCATTGTCAGCAAGCGCAGGAGTCAGCAGGCGCTTGTGAGCGACCTTGTGAGCCCTGACGGCGAGCGTGGCGGAATCACCGACGTAATCAATCTCTACAATGGTGGTCATGCCGAACGCTCACCGTACACACACGTCAGACTGACGTTGTTCAGCTTGACGTAGCTGTAATTATTTACAGTCATGTCCACCATTGGCGCGGCCAGCTTGACGTGCGTCACGTACGGCGCGCTCGATTCCTCGGTCGTGAGGATTTCGTAAATGTCCGAGCGATAGATATTTCGCCCAATGGAGCCAAGCGTCGGCTTGAGGCTTTCGCGCAGCGCAGTCTCAACCGCATTTTTTATCGCTTGCAGGTTCGAGTTGGGCTTGCAGTAGATTGTCGCCGTCACATCGAGGATGACGGGCGTCGGGTCTTTGCGCACCAGATGCACGCCAATCATCGATCTTTCAGTCAGCCATTTGACGAACGTGTTCCACTGGTCGGTTGACCACGGAATTGTCGACGCCGTAAGCACTGACACGTGCGCGAGGTTGAATAATTTCGGATCGTTGGGATCAATGTCCTGCTGTCCGAGAACTGCGCAGTCAATCACGTCGTCGTAGGTCAGCACCAGCGACTTGTACTGAGCGCGCGTAACGGCCTTGCCGCGTCCAGAGAAAAGCGTCGGAGCGTTGACGCGATAAAATTCATGGTCGCGTTCATCGCCGCCGCCAAGCGAAGCAGTCGTGGTCAGGCCAGTGATGACAGAATTGGTCAGGCATTTGACGGCAAGGCCAATCGTCGGGAATGCGCCTTGCGCTCCATCCGTGCGGGCGTAGACGAATTTGACTTCGGCGCCAGCCGGGGGAACGTCGCCATAGACGCCGTTGCCGAAAATAATATCCGCAGCGCCTTTGGCGGTTGTCAGATCGATGTAGACCTTCTGTTTCGGATAGCGCCAGAGGCCATCCTGCACGTTTGTCCACGGCTCGTTATTGATGAAGCACTCAAGGTCTTCGTCCGACGTGGTGAAGTTGGACATGCCGACTTCGTAGCGCTGGTGAATTTTTCCATTCGCCGTGAAGGTTTCCTCCATCACGGTGCCTTGGTGCAGCACAATGCCCGCCTGTTGCGCCTGACCTTCGTTGAAGACAATCTGGTCGCGGTTGAAAAATTTAGCGCGGCCGACCGACCATTGCGTGTAGGCGGGGATGACGTGGATTGCATCGAGGTTTGCGTTGTTCAGCGTGACGCGGACTGACGCAGGTTTTTTCCTCAACAGGCGAACGCCAAGCATGCGCGCAATGGCAAAGATGGAATTCGGCAGGCGCGCCGTGTCCAGCATGGTTTCCTGCGCCGCGCGCACGACCGCAGTCTGGTTCTGCGCAATGCCTGACGCAATGGCCGACAGAAGCAGGTTGCCAGTAGACGATTGGGAAGCGTCGCGCCAGCTATCGGACTTGGTGACTTCCATCTGAAGCGCGCTGAAAATTTCCTCGAAGTCAGGCGTCACGTTCTCCAGCGCAACCGGCGTCGGCGCGTTGGCTTCCATGTACGCTCTGTACCATTCCGCAATGGTGTCTTCGGTAATATTTCCTAGCGCCACGCCAGAGTTGGAAAGCTGGCTGTGCAGGTATGCGGCGATGGGGCCTGAAACGCGATCATAATAGCTCAAGACGGCCTCCGGTTACGGGTTCGCAAACGCGAGTGTCAGGTTTCCGCGAAGATTGGGGAACTGCCTGATGCGATACGAGACGTTTAAGTAAAATTTCGGTTCTGCATTGTCGAGACGCACCTTGACGTCCGACGGCGTGACAATGATTTCGTCCACCCATTCCATGACAGACGACAGCACATCGGACTCAATGCGGCTGGCCGTGGTCTGTGTGAATGGCTCTTTCAGATAGCGCTCAAGGTCGCATCCGAAATTCGGCTCCATGACGAGGGAATTTTTCGGAGTGACGAGAACGTTGGTAATCTTGCCGTTGATGGCTTCTTCATCAACGACAAGCAATTTTTTCCCACCGACCGTGTACTCGGAGTTCACGTCGATGAATACGGCGCTATCGCGTGCGGACTTGGTCAGTTCCATCAATCACTCTCCGTAGGCAATGCTGGCGCGGTCGGTTTGGTGCGCGCGGTTGCTGCGGATGGAGACGATCCGCTCGTGGACTGGTTGAGGTTGACGCGCGCCGCTCGAATGTCCACCTGCGAACCAGAGTGAACGTTGACCTGTCCGGATGACAAAATATTCGTCGTGCCGTTGACGTGCAAAGCCAAGTCCTTCTTCGTCGTCAGTTTCACGTCGCCGTTGTTCTCAAGCTCGATGAGCGAACCGGACACGTGATGAAATTTTACTTTGCCAGTCTTGTTGTTGACCAGCAGCAGATTGCCGCCGCCGTCCAGAAATCCCCACGCATCGGGATAGTCCACCAGCAGTTCGGCCGGAATGTCGCCTTCCTTTTCCACCCGCCACGAAATATATGCCGGATGAAGCAGCGAGTCGTCCAAGAACATGAGCGCCACCTTGGCGCCAATGAGAGGGACGGCAATCATGCCCGCCCCGCTTCCAGATATGCCTGTGCCGCCGCCAATGTTCATGGGCAGAGCCCACGGAACGTCTTCGTCAGGAATGTCCCTGTGCAGCACCGCCACTCGCACGCGGCAACGCAGCATTTTTTTCGGATCGTCGTTTTCAATCACGACACCGGGAACAACCTTGCCTCGGAAGTTCTCGTTATGCTGCAATACGGCGGTAGGGCGGAGCGTCATTATTTCCCCTTGAACAAGCTAGGGATGACGTCCAGTCGCAGATTCACGTCCAGATCGATGTTGAGTTCTTCGGCTTCCCATCCGTGCGGACCGCTGCCGACGCGAACAGAGTTCACAAACACGTACTGCGGAATGTAGACTTCCACGTCGAACGTTCCAGCCAGTTCAAACGCCAGAACGCGAACGATGCGATCCAGAATTGTGCGGTTGAACAGCATTTCCTGCTGGTGTTTGACAAGAAAATTTCCACCGTTGGTGCAGTTGACCTGCAAATCAGCTTCCAGCGATTCCATAATGCGCCGGTGATCGGTTTCCGTGATGTGCGTAATGTGGTTGGGGCCATTGTAGACCCGGACAATATGCGTGCAGCCATCATCCAGCGCTTCCTGCGTGATGACCTTGGAACGATGTTCAAGACTCAGTTCGGTCTTGTATGGGTAGGACAGACTTTTTTTCCTGCTCATATCATTTTCGACTTTGTGTTGATGCTTCGCGAGTTGGACACCAGACGCAGTTTTTCGAAATACCGTCCGCCGTTCACTCCATATGCTTTAGCGATCACAAAGTAGACGCCTGAATAATTATTGTTGTCGGTGTTGGAAAGAGGGTCTTTCATTTCCAGTTGCACCGTGTCGAACAGTTTGGCCTCGGTTTTTTTCTCGTAGTAAATGTCGACAAACACCTTGTAAGTGAGGGCAAGACGCTCATTCTGGTAGCGCGCCCTAGCAAAATTTTCATGGCAATTGCCAGCGTCCATCGGCATGATGACGGAGCGCGATGTTCCAATGTCGGTCTTTACGTCCGTGTTGATATCGAGGTAGTCGCCGTGCTTTACAGCGTCGGCTTCGTTGATTTCAAATTTTTCCCCATCCACGCTCATGCCGGAAATGCGCGATGCGTACGCGCCGAGGATATTCGCAACGCCAGCCGTCTTGACCTGTAGGCTCAGAACGGGAATTTCGTTTTCGTCTTCCGGATCAGTCGGCATGAGCCATTTGGCGGTGAAGCCCGGTTGCTCGCCTGCAATCTGCGAAACGTCCACGTAGCGAAGCACGCGATCAACGTCCATGCCAATCGCCATGCAGCTTTCGTCGGAAGCCCATCCGTAAGCGGAAATTTTCGACGCAAACTGCGCGTAGGTCTGCTGACGGGAAATCCACGCCATCTTGTCGTTGGTCGGATGCGGCACGTGAACGCCAAGCCCGCAGTCCTGCGCCATGTCCTGAATGGCGCCAACGCTGGTATTATTTATCGAACCAGACTTGAGGCCGTTCCACCACTTCATTGCGTCAATGACGCCCTTGATCTTGAGGACTGGCGAACTCGTCGTGTTGTCCACCTTCGGCATCGAGAACAGACGGAAGCGGCGTTCCTTCAGCTTGTCCTGCGATGACTTGCCCAACGCAATGTCAATTTTTGCTCCGTCGCCAAGCGCAGACTCGCCAGCCGAACGATTGACTTCGTTGAACAGTCGGCCGAACGGGTCTTCGCACACCATGTGCAGCGTCGGAAGGTACGAATAGATGTTCGACGTGATACGCAGTTCGCGGAAAATCTGCGACGTGACGGGATACGGCTCGTTGTTGATGTTGACAGCGCCGACGAAATAATCGTCCTGACCAAACAACTTTTGGCTGATTGAACGATCTGGATTGGACGGCGCAAACGACGACATTAAATTTTCACCCTTGAACCGCGACCGCCTGTGCGAGCGCGCGTGGTGAGAGCAGCCTGATCAGCAACGGGAATGACGACGTAAGAACCGTTGATAATTTCAAACGGATGCTCTGCGCCGTTGTAGAACAGCGGAATCCACCAGCCCGAGACTGTGTTGAACGAACGCAGCGCAATCACGTCCAGCTTGTTGCGGGCGGACCACGGAATCTTGCTCTGCGGTTGAAGGCTACGGACAAACTTGGCGCCATCCGGATTGAAAATATCAATCCGCTTGTGCGCAGGTTCGCCGGGTTGCTCCACTACGTCCACGAGCGGGAACATGTTGGACATGTAGTATTGCTTGTTCGATGTGCGCGCCATGAATTATTCCACTCCAGAATCGTTTGGCGTGACCAGATCAGCCAAGTTGCTGGCAGAGTTGGAAAGGTCATCAGCCACGCCAGACGTGAACGACTTGAACGAGTCGCGGTTCAAGTTTGGAATTCCATAACCCTGATACTCGTCGTTTGCATCGGACATGAAAAATTCACTGATATCGCCTTGCGTCGGCGTGTTGACGGTTCGCAAGGTCACGTCGCATGACGCGCTGATTGGCACACCTGCCTTGTTCATGCGCGTATCCCATGTCGGGTTTACGTCCACAAGCAGGACAGAGTGAATGTAGAGAAAATTTCCAATGCGCAGCGAAATGCGGCCACGGTTGGGGTCCAGCAGCGTCGGGCCGGGCGGCTCAAGCAGAATGTCTTCCGGCGTTTTCTTGAACGGCAGCGCCATCATCATCAGCGTTTTGATGGGGTTCAGCACGTCAACGCGCGCATCCTTCTTTGCGTCGAACAGAAGTGGAAGCGAAAACTCGATGGGCGACGACGACTGCCAGACTTGGTGGGAAAATTCCTGCAACACGCGGTTGACCGGCAGGAAGATGCTCGCTGCACCAAATTTTTGTCCAGCCACATCAGTGATAGAGTTTGGCAGGCGCGGCTCGTAGTTTGCATTGACGCCAAACGCAAACGACTCGGGCAGACCCGCTTGGATCACGATTTCCGGATCGGGCTGCACGCGGCGAATGGTGACGACGTAGTTGGGGTTCTTTGGAATATTTTCGTCTGACGCGGCCATTAGTAGGCTCCATTTGCAATAGCGAACCCGATATCATCCATCGGCACTTCCGACGGATCGAGCCGTGGAGGCGATGCTGGTGTCGGCGCCGGAGGACGCGGGGGAGGCGGAATATTTACATTGACGACCGGATCAACCATGCCGGGCGTGCGCGGGATTGAGACAGCATCGATCGATGGCGGCGCAGCAGCAGACATTGTTGCCGACTCTGATCCGAGATACGGCTTGATCGACAGGTTTGAAGCCTGTTGAGCGTAGGTCATATTATTTCCAATCAGACCGTTGTTCTGACTGATTGCCTTGTCACCCCAAAATCCAGCGGAAATCGCGTTCGGATTTGCTTCCAGACCTTTGATGAACTCGTACGCCTTTCCTGCGCCCATGAAGTGAGCGTAGTAGATTTCCTGCGTCGTCGGCTCGCGACCAAGCTTGCTTCTGAGGTAGTCAGAATTTTCCTTGATGAGCAACGCGCCCAGCGTGGCGTTGGACTTTGCGTTCATCCTGTCGTTGACCAGTCCGAGACGCGCGCCGTGCTTGGCGTACATTTCGTCCCACGTACCCGGCATGAACTGGAACAGACCGCGCGCTTTGGAATTCGGATTGGCGGCGTCGGGGATAAAATTTGATTCGCGTTTGGCAATCGCCATCATGGCGTCAACGTTGACACCTTGCGCGGCGGCTGCGGCGCGAACGTGGTATTCGCCGGTCGACTGAACCAGAGACGTAGCAGCGGCGCTTCTAGGCCCGGTTGATGCCGTAGTTGCTGCGGGAGCCGGGTCCGCCGGTCTAGGTCCGACAATCAGGCCAGCCGCTTGCTTGCGATTATTTATTTCCCCGTCCAGCTTTGCGACGACACCATCCACTTGCAGAATGGCGGCTTGGATATCCTTGTAGGATTGCGCGTAAGCCGAAACGTCTTGACCGCTCGCCTTCATTGCGTCGTACGTGGCAATGAAACCCTTTGCGTCAGCGATTTGGCCGAGAGCGTGGTCACGCGCGGCCACCAATATTTTCAGTTCATCGTCAGCGAGGTTTGTGTCTTTCCCCGAGACAATGTTGTTGAACAGGTCTTTCGCGCGTGCAGCCTTGGACTGGCCGGGAATTAATTCCCACGCCGCATCAAGCAATCCAGTGACCCAATTCCACACGGCGTCACCGACACCGCTCATCCAATCCCAAACGTCGCCAGCCATGCCAGCAACCCATTTGCCCGCGTTGTCGAGGCCCGTCGCCAGCGATGTGCCCAATCCGCCAGTGAAGGAATCGAACACGCCCAAGAAGAAGTTGCCCAAGGACGAAAACACAACGGGCGTCCACTCTCCGATAAAGCCAATGACATTTTTTCCAATGTCCCACAGGATGCCGGGGAGTTGTTTGACGCCTTCCCAAATCATGCCAAGCAGAGCCTTGAAACCTTCGCCTGCCATCTGACCGATTTTTTTCCAGTCGGCATTCTTGATGAAGTCGCCAACGCTCGCAAACCAGCCGTCAATCTGTTCCTTGAAGTCAGCGTAGACTGACGTGACAATGCCGGTAAGACCGCCGACGACTGCGCCGACCGCAGTACCGACGACAGGAATGGCCGAACCGATTGCAGCGCCAGAGAGTGCGCCTGTGCCAGCGTTCAGCAAATAATCCGAAGCGCGAGAATCAAGCAGACCGCCTTCGCCTTCGTTCATGCCGAAGAAAGACTGGCCCTGCTTGGCGCGAATGGAATCGTAACCCTGCTTGAGGCCGACAACGCCAAGCGCCGCGCCAGCGCCGCCCGCCAGCAGGCGACCGCCAACGTTGAGAATTCTTCCGCCCACGTTGGGGATTGCGCTCGTCGGCTTGAACCCGGCAGGCAGACGCTTGATTGCAGGACCGATGACCGGCAGCTTTGTTGCAAGATTGGTGAGCCCTCGGGCGCCCATCAACGCGCCAAGTCCGCCAAGCTTTAGAATATTTCCTCCGGCTCCGAGAAGTCCGCCTTGGCGGTTCCACGGCAGCAAGCCTGCGCCGCCATCGGCAATCTTCTTCAGAAGGTCGTTTGTCTTCTTCCACGAGGAAATAACCTGACGACGCTGTTTGATTTCGCGGATTTGCGTAATCTGGCGGCGTTGGTCATCAATCTGGCGGTGACGGCGCGTGTCTTTCGCAAGCTGCGTCGTGGCGGATGCAGCGTCTTCGGAGTGTTCAGTAGACTTGCCAATGGTGGCGGCAATTTTTTCCTGAACAGACATTGCCTTCTTTTGCTCACGGCGTTGATCTGCCATGGCGGAAGCCGCAGTAGCAGACGCGCCAGCGCTACGACCGGAGGCAGACGAAGTGATTGCGCCATCAGTCGTGTTGCGAGCACGATAGGCGACCAACGTGTTCAAACGTCCGCCGGTGCCTTCTTCACCAGCGGCGCGTCTAACCTGTCCTCCGAAAATATTCGCCATTACCTATCGCCTCTTGCTTGCCATCATTGCGTTGATGCGGTTGGCTTCCGCTACTCTACGTTCGTACTCCTGTTTCTCGCGCTCCGCCCTTTTTTCATGGAGGATGTGAAGCTCGAAGAACATTTTCGTTTCTGTGTCGTCGCCAACCTGAATGTGCCGGTCCGCTTGAAGAACGAACAGCAACTCAATGATTGACGCTTCCCTATACGCCGGGAAAGAAGGCCGAAATGTTGACGACGGCGCGGGTACGTTCCGGCCTCGGCAACACATCGACCCCTTGAGCAGTTTTTTCCTTGATATCGTTGATTTCCTCAACGAGTTCTTCAATCGTCTTGGTCAGTGCTTCGTCTTCCAGTTCTTCGTTGAGCTTGATTAGTTGCGCGGCGCGTTCTTCCAGAGTCGCCAGAACCTTCTCAACATCGAATTTTTTCTTGTCCAGCGTGACGGGCACAAACTCGGTGACGCCGTGGTAGAGCTTCATCTTCACGTCGCGAGCAGTTTCGAGCATTTCGTTGCCCATCACGTCCACGCGTTCCATGCGCTGACGGATAGTCTCGCCCGGCAGCGGCTTGAAATAACGAGAGTGCTGATAGAGCCACGTCATGCCATCGTCGACCACATCGAAATCGACGTTGCCGCTCGAATCCAGATCGTACATGCGCGGCCAGTCGAAACCTTGCTTGCTGGCTTCGAGGAATATTTTCTCATGCTCGTCGCGGTTCAGTTTGGTTTCTTCGAGCATGGTCTGCGTGATTGTCGTCACGTCGTTGATGCCATAGCGCGAAGTCCACTTCACAACCATGGGCGACTTGACGAACGACTTGGCGCGCAACCAGTACAGCACGTAGTAAAAATCTTCCTGCGTGAGAACGCGCGGATCGACCGACACGACAGACGCGATAACGTCTAGCATGGTGGAGATTGAGTTTGAGCGCTGGACCGGCGACAGCTTGCGGAGTTCACGCACCACAAACGGACGCGCGAACATTTCCTTGAAGTCGTAGAAAATATATCCGCTCGGCAGATCGATCATTTCCCACTGCGGGCCGTTCGGCACGCCAATGTAAGGGCTCGTCTTTGCGTACACCGGCTGACTGAGCACGAGTTCAGCCATTTGTCGCGTGGCTTTCACTTCTTCCGGCTCGGGTTCTTCTTCCAGCTTTACGCTCTGCGGCGGTGGCGGCGGTGGCTGCACAAGCTGGGGAATAATTTCTTCTTCCGACGGTCCTTCAGGAACTTCAGTCTCTACTTCGACCAGTTGCGTGCTTTCCATTTTTTCCACAAACGCCTGCCATCCGGCCAGCGAAACCTGAGCTTCCTGCGCGTTGCGAATGTAGAGTTCGATTTCTTCCTTCAACCACGGCTTTTCGATTGCAATGGCTTCCAGACGCGCCATCACTTGCGGAATGGAACTGGCGTGCGCAAACTGATCAGTCTGCCCGCCTTCCTTGATAATGTCAGCGAGCAATTTCTCGCCTTCTTCCTTGCCGGTGACTTTCGTGACTTTCATGTCTCTTCTCCTGAATTTTTTATCGAATGCCGAACTGTGACAGAGCAATGTTGATGAGATCGTCACCAGCCTTGCCCGCGTCGGCTTGCGGTTCAATCAAAATGCCGTCCATGGAAAATTGTCCCTGCACGCGCAAACGGCCATCTTCCGCGTACGAATATTCAAACGTTCCAGTGTTGGACAGCCACGCATCCTGCATCGTGACTTTCAGCACTGGCTTTGTCGTCTGAATCCAGTCGAACACGGAAACAGTGATGGGCCGCTTGTACTTGTCGGGTTCGTTGTAGTTGTGGTCCTTGTCGACAATCAGGTCGCGCCACTTGCTCAAATATTTCGTGGCCTTGTAGCTCACGTCCTCGTAAATCTGGATTGCCGCAGCCTCAGTCGTGGTGAAGCCGGGGAAGTATCGCTCGCCGCCGCCGAAGAAACGCGGCTGCGCCGAAGGCTGCGTCGGTGAGAACGACACGGACTCTGCGATAATATCTTGAGGATTGAACAACCCGTTGTAGAAGTCGCCTGCCGCTGCCGCAGTCTTGTCGAGCGCAGAGCCCCACGAGCCATCCACCTGTTTGCGGATATTGGCTGCGGATTCCTCGTCTGCGGAAAGCAGAGTAGGAAAATTTACGACAAAGCGGAATGCGGGAGCAGGGGCTCCAATGTTGGAGCCAAGAGCGCGATTGAGTTGTGACATTGACCTTTTCCGTGGGTATTATTTACCCTATTAGAAGATTGGCAACGCGTGAAAAGGTGATGTTGCGCTAGAAGGGTGACTTAACCGAAAAATTTTCGGAAAGAGTCTACGGCCGAAGCTCCGTCGATACCAAGTCCGACACCGAGCAGGCCAAAACTGTGCATGTCGTATTCCAGCACCATGTCGATGCTGATGATGGAGGAATTCGCTCCATCGAAGTCAAATGAACCAATCGACTTGGGCCATGCGTTTGACAGCACAAGCGATCCGACTTCCTTGTTAGTCTCGTCGAACGGCGTAATCGTGACCGTTGTCGAGTATCCCGGCGCGCCAGCAATGCCAAGATCGAAACCGCCGAAATTTTTATTCGCTCCGGACGATCCAGACATGGAGTTGTCGACAAACTCATGCCAAGCGCGCAATTTTTTATACGTGCCCATCTTGCGATCTTCGACAAACCGCACCGTAACAGACTCGAAGGGCTCGCGCTTGCCACGGAATTTATACTGGTGCCCGAACAGATCGACAGGGATTGTGCCGACGCTCATCCCCGGCCACGTGCAGGACATTGCCTTCACAGTGAGGTCACGGTTTTCAAGCAACTCGAAACCAGTGCCGGGGATGGAGGCAAACCGAACAGCGAACTTGTCTGACGCCAGAGGCGAATCAACTTCGTCGTGAATGTCTGCCAGCGAAGGGCGCATAAAATATTACTCGAACGGGTGGTTGTTCGAACGCCACGTGTCGTAGGTGAACGTGGCTTGCACCAGCATGACTTGCGAGCTTTGCCCGTCAAGCTGAATGTCCGACAGTTCCGACAGCCAGAGGCCGAAAATATCCACTTCATCGCGCAGAACGTTTGCGTTGTCGTAGACGTTGATGCGAGCGGTGACCGAGTAGTCACGCTTGTATCCAGTCGACTTGGACGTGTTGGTCGACTTGATTTTTTCGTGCCACGTGCGCAGGACACGCTGCGTGCCGACGTTCGATTCTTCCACGAACGTTGTCGAGAGCGTGCCGGGGAACGTCTTGCGTCCGGGGAAGCGCAGCACTTGTCCATGCAGCGCCATTTCCATCGGCTCGATGCTCATGCCCGGCAGGCTGACTTGCTGACACTTGATGTTCAGCGAGTCAGCATTGAGTCCTGCCGGGAGATTTCCCAGCAGAAACTCAAAGTTCATCGCGGGCATCGGGTCTTCAAGGTTGTTCAGGTCGTTGAGGGTTGCCCTCATGTGAAAACTCCTTCAGAATTTTTTCGCATCAGGCCGCGAGTTGACGGACGATTTCTTGGATGGTGATCTGTCCATCAGCAACGTTGGTGCGAAGGACGATTTCACGCGTCGGCTGGACGAAGATCAGCAGAATGTCGATGTTGATCCTGCCGACAGCTTCATCCGCTTCCTTGTTGTTGTCGCCGTCGCACTTCACGAGATAGAACGACAGACCTTCGCCCTGCTTGATGGGCTCAAGGTACATGTTGATCCGCTGCGTGATGTTGAAACGCGTGTTTGCGTTCGCAGGGCGCTTGAGGAAATTTTCCAGATAGATACCGACTGCCGTTTCGATTTCGGACAGCGTGCGGCGGATCGGAAGGATCGACAGCGCGCTTTCCTGCACTTGCAGCGTCTTTGCATCCCAAAAGACAATCGAGCCGCCGCGATGCTTGATGATCGGAGAAATACCGAGCGGGCAAAGCAGATCAAGATCGGCCTTCGTGTAGTCTTCCTGCACATCAACGGCGCGATCCATGATACCGCGATTGAGGCCAGACGGGTCTTCCCACATCTTGTTGCGGTCGTTGAACGCAATAATTGCGGCAATGTCGCCAGACGGCGGAATGAAGCGGCCGTTCGGGGAATATTTCGACGTGACCTTGATGTACGGCGCGCAGATTGTGCCATACGAGTTGTCGGCAGCGAGAGTGAACTGACGATACTCGCGAAGCGCGGCAGTTTTTTGCGCAGTCTGCGGAGCGTCGAGAAGCGCGAAACAACCGCGACGCGTCTTTGCGACTTCCAGCATCTTGCGATGCACAGTGTCCGAAGAATAACCGCAGTTGATGAGCAGCTTGACGTTGTAGCGCGTCGTGTCGAGGAACGCTTCCCACGCGGTTGCAATCATTGCATCCGTGATGGCGCTTCCATCCGTGCCGTTGGCGAGCCACTGGATCGACGAATGCACGTCGAACGTGGTTTTCGCAGAGTCGCGCCACGCGCCGCCAAAACGGACAATGCCATTTTTTGCGTACTTCGTGTACGGCGCCTGTTTGACGCGAACATATTTTGACGCGAGTTCGCTGTCGTTGACGACGCTTTCAATGTTGGTCTGCTTGCCGTTGCCGTCGATGCGGTCCTGCATCGTGACGTTGAAGCTTTCCACCGGCGAAGAAGAGTCCGAACGAAGGAACACTTCAAACGTGAACGAGGAAATATATGCAGACTCGGCAGTTTGCGCCGTAACAGTCGCAGTCGGAGGCGTAGAGCCGCCCATTGCCACGGACGCCACGAGCGCCGAACCAAAGTGCGTGTAGCGAACGTAGATTTCCAGATCGGTGATTGCCGCAGCGGTCGGGCTGGTGCCGAGAGCGTTGTCCCACGTCTGCGAACCGAAGCGGAAATAATATCCGAGCGGACCAAACTTGTTGCGCAGAGCGAGGATCAGCGCGTCCATGGTGGCCTTGTGCGACGTTGCATACGTCACAACGGATGACAGCGAAACGCCATTGAGCGTGACGTTGACAGTGTGGCCGGTCGCAAGGAAGCCTGACAGGGCAATCTTGGCTGACGCTTGGCTGGAATATTTCACATCGCGGATGCGATAGCCAACGTCATCGCCGTGAACGCCGGGGGTGAGCGCAAACACGTCGAGCAGTTTCGCTTCCGGCCAGTAGATCACAGCGACTTGCGTAGAACCGCCCGTCAGAGTGAACTCGGAAAAAATCGGAAGCTCAACGCCTTGCGGCGAAACGATGCGAATGTAGTTGGAGCCTTGCGTCGTCGTTTCCGTGACCAGAGCAACCGTGATGCGGTTGTCCACGTTGGCGCGCAGGCTGGTTTGGATTGCAG